TCAGGAAACGAAAAAGTCGAAATACATGGTCCCGGAAGCTTTTTCATAGACGATACGATCCACGATGGAGCGGAGCAGAAGTCCTTTTTTCTCGGCTGGTTCCTCAGGATTTTTCAGAATATCATTGATGTTTTTTATCTCTTTCCGGAAATCTTCTTTTGAGATTGTTTCCGGCGGGGCGGCGGGCGTAAGCACGCGGTCCAGTTCTTTCTGCAGGCTCTGTCGTTCTTCGGCGAGCCTTTTTTTGTTGGCACCGTATTCCTCCAGCGTATCAATCCCATTTTCATAAGCCATCTTCACGCGGGCTTCGCGGACAGCCAGATGGTCCAGGGCATGCTGCAGCCGCTGGATGGTCTCATCGTCTTCCTGTTCCTGCTTCCGGTCGCGGACAGTGAAGGAGAAATCCGCACCGGCGAGGATATCATCGAAGTAGCGGTAGACGGTCCGCTCTGCCTTGGCAACGGTGATTGAATTGGAGCCTTTATGGAAACCTTTTGCGTATTTCCAGCATTGAAAGTATGGACAAGATGTGTTTCCGGCTGTTACCGTCATCGTAGCGCCGCAAATTGGACACTTTAAGAGACCGGAGAGCCAGTGGCGGCAGGTTGATGGGTTGCGGCTCTTAGGAGAGCGTCTGCGGGCATCCATGCGCTTGATACGCTCCTGATAGCGTGCCGGATCCAGCCGCGTCTCGTGGGTACCGTCGAAGGAAATGCCATTCCAGATCACAGTACCGGCATAGAACGGATTGCGCAGCACACGCTCGATGGAGCGGCGTTCCATCCGGTTTCCGCGTCTGGTGCGGTATCCAAGATCATTGCATTTGCGGGCGATCGCCGTCGGATCCAGATGCTCAAGATCATATTGGTCCATGATGTATTTGACAATCTGGTATTCCGCTTCATCGATCACAAACGGTTTGCCGCCGCCTGCCGCCTGGTATCCAAGACATGGCGTTGTCTGGTAGCCGTGCTGCAGAGCCTTTTCCTTCATGCCGCGCAGAACCTCGCCAGAGAGACGGATAGAATAGTATTCGTCCATCCATTCGATAATACGCTCGATCAGCGTACCGAACGGACCGTCGATCAGTGGCTCTGAGATACTGATCACATCTACATTGCTCTTTTTCAGCAGTGATTTGTAGACGATGGATTCTTCCTGATTACGGGCAAACCGGCTGTATTTCCAGACCAGGATCACGTCGATCGGGTGGGACTCCTGTTTGGCAAGCGCGATCATCTCCTGAAACTTCGGCCGCCGGTCCGCATGCCGGCCGGAGACGGATTCCTCGAAGATGAACTCTTTTGCGATGACAATCCCGTTCTTCTTCGCGTAGTCCAGGAGTAGGCGCTGCTGGGCATCCGGAGAGAGTTCTGTCTGATCCGCGGTGCTGACGCGGATGTAGAGAGCACCGTTTTTAAGTGCTGACATAATATCACCTTCTTTAATTTTGGGTATAAGAAAAACACCAAAACAAACGTTCTGATTGATTGGCGCTTCCGAAGATGATACAATATGTTTTGCGAACTGGTATCATTCTTCGGAATGTTACTGAGCCGTCCTGGTGTTGGCGCACCGGGGCGGTTTTTTATTTTAGTTTAAATTCTGTATAGCGTAATCGGCTTCCTCGGCGGTAAACTGTTCACCGTATTCAGAAGTAAGCTGATCGCGGATCGCTTCTGGCGACATATCCATATTATCGCGGTAGTCTTTTGCGGTCTCGAGCGCGTTTTCGTTCCAATCGGCATTTATATTGTCGACAGCGTACTGCGCCTCTTCAGCGGTAAATTTTTCGCCATTTTCAGAAGTAAGCTGATCATAGAGTCCGGCTTTCGACATATGCATCGTTTCATTGTAGTTTTCTGCTGTTGCAAGGGCATTTGCATTCCAGTCGGCGGTCATATTGTCAACTGCATACTGGGCAGCCTCGGCAGAGAACTGGTCTCCATACTCGGAGGTCAACTGATCGTAGATTCCGGCTTTTGACATGTGCATTATTTCACTGTAGCTTTCAGCTGAATTAAGAGCCGATGTATAGTCCCACGGAACGCTGGAGTCTTCGGATTCGGACTGTGTACTTGCGGCTTCTTCGGTCGGAGTCGGGGTAGCCTCTTCCGTAGGTGTTGGAGTTTCAGTCTCACTGATGCTGCTGAAAGCAGTAGACGAAGAGCTTGAGGAACTCGAGGAGCTGGAAGCGGTTGATGATCCGCAGGCGGTCAATGCAGAGGCAGACAGCACGGCGGTCAATACGAGAGATACCATTTTCTTTTTCATAGACATTCTCCTTTTTTATATTTTATCGCATTTAGGATTCTGGTGCTACTTTAGATCCTTTGCTGCGATTGCAACGCCAACATAATGTTTGAAGGTTATCTTCAACGGTCAATCCACCTTTAGAGACAGGAATAATGTGATCAATTTCAAGTAATAAATGAGGTTCCTGCGCAATAGAAATACCGCATTGTCTGCAAGTAAATTTATCACGTTCTTTAATGTGCTGACGAAGTTTACTTGTCATGAGAGCACGTTGTCCGGCCACACTTTTGCTGAATTTTATCTTTTCAGATAAGAACTGGATGAATTTATTTAGATTTTCAATATTCATTACCACTTCACACTGAGTAGAAGCATTACCACCCGAACTAACATATTCAAAAATATATTTCGGGAAATATGCAGTACTCATATCTATCGGTTTGAATCCGAGATTCTTTTCCAATTTTCTTTTTCCTATGGTGCGAATAAGAAAAGGAATTTCTGTTTCGATGCTTTTAAAGATACTATCTTTTTCCGCTTTAAGATTCTGTTTACCTTCTTCGGCAGCCTCGAAATTATTTAAAATTGTTTCGAAATTGGACAGCGTTTCTTCGTTTGCCTTTATTCCAAAATACTTACAAACATACTCGAAAGGTTTCTTCCGGGCGTTGTCACAGACAGAACGAGAACATTGATGAACATTTGGCTCATATTTCTGGTCTTTCAAGTATTTTCTTTGATAATTCCACTTGCTGGAATCATGGTAAGTAGCATCGCCATAGTCTACTTTATTTGAGATCAAAGTTGTGTCTTTGAGACTCTCAATATGCTCGTTCAATTCATTGCAGCTTTTGGCGTATGTAGCGATTCGCTGTTTGATAGCTTTAAAATTCTGACTGTTAAAATAACAATGTTCATAAAGTTTCCAAAGAAGATATGTTCCGAGGATAAAGGCAGCTATGCCTAAAAGATACGGCCATATTTCGTTAAGAATACAGAGAATAATTGTTATGATGATTAGAAACATAAAAAACTTCATATGCTTTTCCTCGTTTGCTTTATATTATATTTTATATTTGTATTGCTACGGGAAAATCATAGGCACCACCCCTCAACATATATTAGGTAAAACATCCCATATAAGTACGTTTGAGAATTAAAAAAATTACACTTTTTAGAATATCTTTTCAGATTTTGCAGATACTGTCCGCATGAAGATATTAATTGCAGAAGTCATCTATAAGAAAAACCTCTCACTCCGGCAGGTGTCAATTCTGACCGGAATCCCGAAGTCCACGCTCAATGATCTGTGCAAGGGAAGCATACCGCGATTGGATACATTGGAGCAGATCGCCAAGGGCTTGCAAGTGCGGATGCACGATTTATATGACAGCCCTTATAAGTGATTTTTAAAAAGTGTCCGAGATTTCGGACGATTTCCAAAATTTACTAATTTTCACCCTTTTGATCCGTAATATTAATATAGAGAACAAATTGTTCGAGAAAAGATATTGAAATCGAACAAACGTTCGTATATAATAAGACTAGATCGGAGGGCGTACATATGGACTACAAAGGAAAGATTATCAAAATGCTTCAGAAGATAAACGATGAAAAAACACTCGCGTTTATCTACAAAATCATCTGTAATCTATTGGACTAGGTTTGACCTAGTCCTTTTTCTTTAATCCGTTTTCCAATTCTTTAGCAATTTTCTCTAAAACAGCCCATTCATCTTCATCTAATCTGGATAATGCAAGAATTAAACGGGATTTGAAGGACGATTCTTCTTCCTTAAAGAGATTAGAAGTCATTTTTGCGATTTCATCTTCTCTTGTTGGAGAAAGAAACATTTTGCCGTCTCCTGTACGAAGCCAATTTTCATTGACTAAATTTCCATGCCAGTCTGCACGGCATATAGCCATTAGATTTGCTTCGGTGAGCTCGTTTACGCCATTTTCAATCTGACTAACAGAGTTCTTTTTTAATCCTATTTCATTGCCAAATTTCTCAAGGGTGAGACCAAGAGCTTTTCGAATTTCTTTTACTCGCTCTCCCTGTGTCATAACTGCACCTCCTTTTTTCTGATAAGAACAGAATAGCACGTGATAATGAAAAAGTCAACGAAAAAAGTTCTTTAAAAGAACAAAAAGTGTTTGACAAAGTTCGTCTAAGGAACTATAATGTTCTTGTAAGGAACAAGAAAGGAGGGAAAAACATGTCGGAAAAAGAGAAAAAAACAATGGAAGAGATTTCCAAGGCTGTTTCAGGAATGACGGAAGCCGAAAAGAACCGATTCCTTGGAATTGCTGAAGGAATGAGCATCATGAAGGACATGAATCAGAAAAAATCACCTGATAAAAAATTGGAGACATAGGAAGGAGAAGCAATGAACGAGTTAAAAGTTTTCAATTCAGAAGAATTCGGCGATGTCCGAACGGTAACTATTAATGGAGATCCGTGGTTCGTTGGAAAAGATGTTGCAGCGGCATTAGGATTTACAAATCCAAGGGATGCAATTTCAACGCATGTTTTCGATGAAGATAAGGGAGTAGAAAGTATCGACACCCTTGGTGGAAAGCAAAAAATGACGGTAATTAATGAGTCAGGGCTTTATGCGTTGGTTTTTGGAAGCAGATTAAAAAGTGCGCAGCGCTTCAAACACTGGGTAACATCAGAGGTGCTTCCGGCTATCCGCAGAACCGGCGGCTACCAGGTGCCAGCTCTACAGGGAAAGGAACTGCTTGCGCTGGCAGTGCTGGAAGCACAGAAGACGATTGATGAGCAGAGCAAGGCAATCGAACGAATGAAACCGAAGGTGATTTTTGCCAACGCGGTAGAAACAAGCCACACGTCGATTCTGATCGGTGACCTGGCGAAGCTATTAAAACAGAACGGCGTTGAAACCGGTCAGAAACGTCTCTTTGATTGGATGAGAGAAAAAGGCTATCTGATCAAAAGAAAGGGATCTGATTGGAACATGCCGACCCAGAAAGCCATGAACATGAAGCTTTTTGAGGTAAAAGAGTCTACGGTCAACAACCCGGACGGATCTGTAAGGATCAACCGCACGACCAAAGTGACGGGGAGAGGACAGACTTATTTCGTAAACAAATTTTTAGATTCTGGAAACCATCGCAACGGCAATTCCTAAAATGTCTGAATTTGACAAGGGCTATCTTCTGGGAATGGGAGAAGCCATGGTAAGCCAGAAACAGGATGACAGAAAAAAGAAAGAAGGTGAGTTACATGAACACGTTCAAGAATTACGGATGCCCTAAGGGAGCACCGGGAGCTATGGGCGTTGACTATGCACAGCTTGAAAAAACAATTTCTTTTGCTATGCATCAGTTCATGGCGAAAAGAGAAGAGATCTTGCTTGGCGGGAAACCAGAGCCACCAGAGGTAACAGGATATAAAGTTTATATCTATTACAACGGTGGCGCGGCTGAGTTTTGGTTATGGCGTGAGAATCAGTGGGTAAATTGGTCTTATATGGAACAATGAAGAGTTTCAGCGAGTTCTACAAAAGGCTGCCGGAATGATTCTCCAGAAAGGATGCTCCAATAACTTAAATACCGAGTAAGTGAGCGTTCATCTTCTGGTAACCTGCTTAAAAGGGGAACAGTTTCCCATAATGCAGGGTATTTGCGAAAAATTGGTAGAAGTAATTTGGCAATTTGCAAATTGAAATTTCTGTCATAGCATTCGGAAACAGCATGAACCCAAATATTAGAAGATGGATCGGAGACATCCAAAAGATTTTGAAGGTTAGATACGGAATTCATGCGATTATCGCAGTAGGAGATAAAAGATCCCGCGTATTCGGGATGACCGAGGATTCCACTTTTCGCCCAAACAATGGCCAGCTGTTCCATGAAAAACAAAGAGGAAAGTTCGCAAATGCTTTCTTCAAACCATCGCATCTTTTGTGGAACTGGATTTCCAATTAAAAGGTGACAGAATTCATGGGAAAATTGATAGGCTATTTGAGACCAAGAAGTGTCCATACAGCAGATATGAATTTTATCGTAAGTAGAAGCGGTTTCTGGGTGTTCAAAGCGAATATCATTTATAAGTCGGAATGTAGGGGCTTGTTTGTGAAAATACGGTTCCATCAATTTGATCAGCTCGTCAATGATAACTACGATGTTCGAAGTGTTTGGCACATATGCTTTTTCGGTGTAGTGAAAGCGAGATTGGATAATGGTTACATCACTATTCATGGCAATTCTCCTTTTCAAAATATTTTGAAAGAAGTATAACACAAAATCAAAAATAAAGATAGAAAGAAGGAATTAGATGAACGAGTTGTTAAAAATTAACTACGAGGCAGAACAGCCGACCGTATCAGCAAGAGATTTACATGAAGCACTGGAAATTAGAGAGAGATTCAGCTTGTGGTTTTCAAGGTATGTGGATGTTTTTGAAAAAGGCACGGATTATCAAAGCGTAGGCAAACCTACGGTTGTAAACAATGGTGCAAAAAGAGTTCTGGATGATTTTTTATTGTCAACGGATATGGCGAAACACATTTCCATGATGACAAAAACCGAAAAAGGAAAAATCATGCGTCAGTACTTCATCGATCTGGAGAAAGCCTGGAACACTCCGGAGCAGGTGATGGCAAGGGCGCTGAAGCTCGCAGACAGAACCATCGACACTCTGAAAGAAGATAACAAGAAACTGATTGATGAGAACGAGCGCATGAAGCCGAAGGAAATCTTCGCGGACGCGGTGAGCGCAAGCACCAGCTCCATCCTGATCGGCGACCTTGCGAAGCTCCTGCGTCAGAATGGCGTAGATACCGGACAGAAAAGACTGTTTGAACAGCTCCGAAACGAAGGTTACCTTATGAAGACTGGATCCAGTCGGAACATGCCGACGCAGCGATATGTAGCAGACGGCCTGTTCCAGATCAAAGAAACCGTGATTTCCAATCCGGACGGCAGCGTGCGGATGACTAAAACCACAAAGGTAACCGGAAAAGGCCAGCAGTATTTCCTGAATAAGTATTTGAAGAATAAGGAGGCAGTATGAGCCAAAAAAAATTGAGTGAGTACATCGAAGCTCTGGACGGGATCACGTATCCGCAGTGGGTAAAGCTGAGAACTGGGATTGATATGCAGTTTGATTTCTCCAGAAGAGAGCTGGAAAAAAAATATGCAGATCTCTTCCGGAGAAACAGCACGACTTATCCGTTTGGATTTTGGAGATGCAAGCTTTAGGTGATGCTGATGTTCGACATAGCAGTAGTAATTACTGTACTTGGAATGAATGCACTTTCCGCATTGTGCTATTCAAGAGAAAAGAAACGTACAGGCCTTATTTTAAAGGCACTGGCAGATGGCATTTCTTTAATATTTGTCTGTACTCGATGAAGATTGTTTTTGACAGGTCCTCAAAAATCTCGTCCATTTTTTGAGCACATTCTTCATATGGATATTCTGGATTGCCATTTTCAGCTTCCGCCAAGTTTAGGAATGCTAAATAGAAATCAGAATACATTGCCTGAGATAGTGGTTCCATGAGATGGATGTTTTGAGTCATTATATCCAAAAATGTGGAACGTACTTCAATAGACATAGTGCTCAACTGATTTTGAGGGAAGAATCCCATGCGATATCTCTGATAAAACGGGACATAAAATTTTAAAAGCTGTTCTTTTCTGACGTTGTATTTTCTGTCGGATGAGTCTTTTATCGAGTTTAGATAAACAAGGGTAAACGACCCAATTACAGTGATTACAGAAACAATAACAGAGCTATTCACGATGATCTCCTTTCAAAAAACTCGGGCATGGCAGTGCCCTGTATAACCAGAATAGGAGTGGAACAGTAAAAAGTCAATGAAAAAAGTCCCACAGGAAGGACCAGTTCCCATGGGACGAATACAAAAAACAATTTGCAACTACATAATAGCTCAAAAATGGTTATGAATCAATAGAAAATCATTACGGAGCCGGGTTGCATACGATAAGGAGATAAGGAAGAGGTGATGCCTTATGAAAGAAATCATGGTTGTTACTCGGATCACGATCGGAGGACAGCAGTATACGGCAGAGGAACTTGGAGAAGAGAAAGTAAAAGAGATTGTCCGCCAGCGGATGGAAGCCGCGGTGGAGTCGATGGGGTATGAAAGGACGCAGAAATGAAGAGATCAGATAAAACGGCGCTGGCGATCGGCGCGGTTGGTACATGGATCTACATCGGCGGCGTGGATTCGGATCTGTGGGGCCGCGCCGCCCTAGGAGCTGTAATGTTCCTTCTGGCGCTCGCGGCAAAGAAGATCGGCGATTACGTCGAAGAGTGCCGCAAGGAGCAGGAAGAGCGGGAAGAAGAGCGCCGGAATCGTGTGTTCGCTACATGGATCCGGAGCGGATCGGTGAAAGAAGGAGGAGAATGATGCAGATTGTTGAATATACGGAAGCCGTGGATCTGACGATGCATGGCATGCATGATGATATTTACGTCATGCAGCCGATGGCCATCAGCGGGATGACTATGCAGGAAGTCCGTGCTGCTGCAGAAGCCGGGGCTGTGTTTGCGGTCATGAAGCAGCCACGGAAAGAGCCGGAAACGAAAGAAGAGGTAAAACCAACGCCCCCCCGAAGAGCCCTGCAGGACAGGGCCGTAAGAGGAAACTGGATACCGGCAAGATGAGGGCGCTTCGGGAGGCCGGATGGTCCTATGAGAAGATTGCAGACGAAATGGGCTGCAGTGCGGGGACCGTATGGAATTACTTTAACAAAGACAAGGAGGCAGAAGAATGAAAAAGTATGAATATGCTGGTATTGACGTAAGCACAGAGAAAAGCGCGGCAGATGCGGCAACCTGCTACATCGAAGCGGTACGCCGTTACATGGAAGCTGAAAACGTTCCAGACGCTGATACAATCGCGGCAATCTTGGGATTGCAGCGGGTAGAAGAAAACAAAAAAGAAGGAGAAAAGAAAGGTGAATGAAGATAAGATCCTGGTGCCGTTGGATGACTATGAGGAGAAAGCAAAGGACCAGCGAACCGTGGAAATCATCCGCGATATGGTGATCCGCGAAGGAGATGTTGCTGTAAACACGCTGTGCGTATTGCTCGGAATCATGGGAGAGCCATGGAAGAAATAGGAGGAGAAAGAGAATGAAGGAACTGCAGATTAAGATCAGTCAGGAACCGGCGGTGATCCGGTGTAACTTTGAGGATGTGAAAGCACAGTTGTCTGCAAAGATGGCGGAGTACCAGGGCGCGGTGTTTACGGAGGAGTCCAAGAGCGTCGCCAAGGCGGAGCTTGCGTCTCTCCGAAAGACCAGAGACGAGATTGAGAAGCGCCGGAAAGAGGTCAAGGCGCAGTGCCTGGTACCGTACAATGACTTCGAGGAGAAGGTGAAAGAGCTGCTGGAAATCATCGACGAGCCGATCTGCCTGATCGATGGTCAGCTGAAAGAGATGGAAGCAGAACGCATCCGCAAGCGCCATAAAGAGGTTGAAACGCTGTATGCAGAATGCGCCGGTGATTGGGCGGAGTACCTGCCGCTCAAAGAGATCTACGTAAAACAGTGGGACAATGCAACCACCAGCATGAAGCAGATCGAAAAAGAGCTTCTGGCAATGATTGAAAAGGTTGCTTCTGAGGTGGCAATCATCTGCAATACGCAGTCGGATGTTATGGACGATGCGCTGCTGCTCTACAAAAAGGGTCGTGATCTTGCGGCGGCGCTGACAAAAGTCAATACATACGAGGACAACAAAAAACGTGCATTGGAAGCAGAACGCATCCGCTATCAGCAGGAAGAGGAGCAGCGCCGACAGGCTGAGATCGAGAGAGCGCGTGAGGAAGAGCGCCGGAAACTCGAAGAAATCGCCAAGGCCAGAGAGGAAGAACGGAAAAAGGCGGAAGAAGCGTTGAAAGCTGCGGCAATGGAAACACCAGAGCCGGAAGTACCGTTTTCCCTCGATGATGCAGAGGACGGCGATGATCTTCCGTTCCCACAGCCGCAGACAGTTACGATGTGGTATAAGATTATTGCTACACCGGATGAACTGGAGCAGGCGGAAATGGCATTGAACAGCCTCGGCATCTATTTCGAAAGGAGACAGGCATAATGGCAGAAACAGAGAAAAAGGAATATCCGATGATCTATCGCTCGATTGCCGGTGTGATTGCGGATGTTGGCGCGGTTGGAAAAGATAAGATGAATAAACAGCAGGGATTTAAGTTCCGCAGCATCGATGATGTGTATAATGCCCTGCATCCGGCGCTGGCGAAAAATAAGGTGGTCATCGTGCCGGATATTCTGGAACGGGAGGTAGAGAAACTGCAGACGGCAAAAGGAACGCTGATGCATCATGTTACCTGCACAATCAAGTTTACGTTCTATGCAGAGGACGGATCTTCCATTGAGTCTACACTCGTGGGAGAAGCACTGGATATGGGAGACAAGGCGACCAACAAAGCAATGGCGATTGCGTACAAATATGCGTGCTTCCAAGTGTTCTGCATCCCAACATCTGATATGGCGGATCCGGATGCGGAGTCGGTAAATGGTCTGCAGACAGCCGGAAACCCGCCGCAGACCCAGCAGACAGAGAATACACCAGCGGCTGATATGCGAACCAGCAGAATCAACGGTGAGATGCTGCGGAGACTGCAAGGAGAGTTGGCAAGAACCGGCGTGCAGGAGGTGCAGATCAACAATACATTCAAGGTCGGAAAAATCAGTGATCTGAGCGTGGAGCAGTACAACAAAGCCATGCGCCGCCTGCAGAAAACACCGAACCGGCAGAGTGCTCCGAGAAATGCACCGCCGCAGGAAGAAAACCTTCCGGGGCAGATGGATATCACGGATTATCCTGGCGCGGTGCCAGGTATGTAACAGGCGCTTTAAACGCCACGGAATAGCATCTTAAGAAAAAAGGTACCCGTGCAGCCGGAAAATGACTGCGCGGGGCAGATAGAAAGGATAGATACATAGTATGAACAAAGTAATTCTGATGGGCCGTCTGTGTGCAGACCCGGAAGTGAGATATTCACAGAATCAGAACCAGACCGCCGTTGCACGGTATCGTCTGGCAGTTGATCGGAGATTTAAGAGGGAAGGGGAGCAGACTGCAGACTTCATCAGCTGTGTTGCATTCGGAAAAGCGGCAGAATTTGCAGAGAAATACCTGCGCCAGGGTACGAAGATCGCAATTACCGGCCGGATTCAGACCGGCAGCTATACCAATCGGGAAGGTCAGAAGGTCTATACAACGGATGTAGTGGTTGAGGAACAGGAGTTTGCAGAGAGTAAGGGTGCAAGTGGAAACATCGAAGGATCGGCACCGCAGGCGACAGACCCAGATGGCTTTATGAGCCTCCCGGATGGCATCGACGAAGAACTTCCATTCAACTAGAGAGAAGGTGCGAAATGGCGTGGAAAAGATATGCCGGAAATAAATACGGCAGCCGAAAAGTGGAAGTGAATGGCATCGTGTTCGACTCGAAGCGGGAGGCGGCGCGGTACCAGGAGCTTCTGCTCCTCGAAAAAGCAGGAGAAATAAAGGATATCCGGCGGCAGGTCAAATATGTGCTGATCCCGGCGCAGTATGAGCATCCGGAAAGCACAACCAGAAAGGGGCGTGGAAGATGCGTCGAGCGGGAATGTGCCTACATAGCGGATTTTGTATACAAGACGATTCTGCCGGACGGGGATACCCTTACGATCGTAGAAGACACCAAGGGATTCCGGACGAAAGATTATATCATCAAACGGAAGCTGATGCTTTCCGTGTATGGAATACGAATCAGGGAGATTTAGGGAGGAGAGTAACATGGCGGATATCAAATGGATTAAGATCACGACAGATATCTTCGACGATGAGAAGATTCTGTTGATTGAGAGCCTGCCGGAGGCGGACTCGATTATTGTGATCTGGTTTAAGCTCCTGTGCCTTGCCGGGAAGATGAATAACAGCGGTGTGTTCCTGCTGAGTGATAAAATCGCCTACACGGACAAGATGCTGGCAACCATCTTCCGGCGGAAGGAATCTACGGTACAACTGGCACTTAAGACCTTCGAGCAGTTTGGCATGATTGAGATTCTGGACGGTGTGATTACCATCCCGAACTGGGGAAAGCATCAGAATCTGGAGCAGCTGGAGGCCCGGAAGAAGTACCAGAGAGAATACCAGCGGGACTACCGCAGAAAACAGAAGCTTCTGCTGACTGGTGAGCAGGAAGAAAATACAGAGGAAAGTTCATGTGAAGATTCACGTAAACATTTACATAAATATTTACATGAATCCAACGTTAACAGCCTAGATAAAGAGAAAGATAAAGAAGAAGATAAAGATAAGAATAAAGAGAAAGCAACCTGTGAGCAGGTTGTGGACCTTTACCGGTCCATCTGCATTTCTTATCCATCTGTAAAAACATTATCCGAAGCCAGGAAGAAGGCAATCAGAGCCAGATTGAAAGTTTACAGCCTAGAAGATTTTCGAAAGATGTTTGAAAAGGCAGAGGGATCCGCTTTCTTAAAGGGTGCCAATAACCGGAACTGGTCAGCAAACTTTGATTGGCTGATGAAAGATGCCAATTTTGCGAAGGTAATCGATGGAAACTATGATAACAAACCACGTCAGGCGGAAAGTGCGAAGCCGATCACAGGAAATAAGTTCAATAATTTCCACCAGCGGCAATATGATATGGGATCGCTTGAGCAGATGTTACTTGAAAACCAGAGTGCAGGAGGGTGAGAAATGGCAGTGATTGGAATTATCGTGTTCTGTGGAGTAGTCGTTGGTGCGGCGGCGTTGCTGCTGAACCGGCCAGAGCGGCCGAAGGATCCGAGGGAAGATCAGGAGCAGATGGAATACTTGGAAGCATGGAAGAAAAAACATGAAAGGACGGACAAAGAAAAATGATACCGAGAAAATTTACTGGAGAAATGCTGAAAGGAAGAAAAGCAACGCTGGAACGCGATATAAGAAATGTGGCAGGCGTAGCGATAGGGAAAGGGGCGACAGTTACAATCACGGAGGTTGTGCGCGGAAAAGGGCTGACAATTAAAACGGAGAAATGCCCACATTGCGGACAATATTCATACATCACAAGAGTACAGAGAGAGGATTTAACACTGCTACCAAATGTATAGTAGTATTTTGTGCGCTGGTAATCGGAGCAGCAGCGTGGCTGCTGAACCGATCAGAACATCCGAAGGAATCGCGGGCGGAGAAGCATGGACTGGTTCGCGGAAAAAACCTGGTAAGTTACCGGCGGAAAAAAAGATAAGATGGAGTAAAATATTATGAACCAGAAGGATCTGATTATTGATTGCTTTGCTGGCGGAGGCGGTGCCTCCGTTGGCATTGAGATGGCACTGGGGCGGCCTGTAGATATAGCGATCAACCACGACCCGGACGCCATCCTGATGCACAAAACCAACCACCCGAACACACTGCATCTGACCGAGGATATTTTCAAGGTCAACCTGCGGAAATACGTCAAAGATCAGCATGTGGCATTGATGTGGGCAAGCCCGGACTGTACGAGCCACAGCAAGGCCAAGGGAGGAAAACCACGGGAGCGCGGTCTGCGTATCCTTCCATGGGCGGTGTATAAGCACGCCAAGGAGATTCTGCCGGATGTGATCCTAATGGAAAACGTGGAGGAAATCCAGCAGTGGGGGCCTCTGGACGCGAAAGGCTATCCGATCCCGGAAAGAAAGGGAGAAGATTATCAGAAATTTATCCGGTCGATGAAAGCGTTGGGGTATATATTTGACTGCCGGGAGTTGGTAGCTGCCGATTATGGAGCACCGACCACAAGAAAACGATGGTATGCGGTGTTCCGACGGGATGGGAAAGAGATTCGGTGGCCGGAACCTACACACAGCAGAGAGAACACCAGCTTGAGGCATTGGGAAGAATGCGGAGATTATATTGACTGGTCAGACCTAGGCACATCGATCTTTAACCGGAAAAAGCCGTTGGCGGAGGCTACACAGAAGCGTATAGCTAACGGGATTAAGAAATATATTATCGATGCGCCTGCTCCATATATCGTAAAAGATAAGGATGCGCTGGCATTTATCATTCAGTACCACGGCGAGACACGAGACGGAGATTCCAGAGGACAGCTTCTGACGGAGCCGATCAAGACGATCGACACCTCAAACCGGTACGGGTTGGTGACTGCATTTGTCACAAAATATTACAAGTCTGGTATCGGGCAGGGATGTGACGAGCCACTTCATACCATAACGACTTCGCCAGGGCATTTTGGACTGGTATCTGCGTTTTTGATCAAATATTACGGGGCTGGATGCGGGCAGATGCTCGATCATCCGCTCGGGACGATCACCACAAAAGACCGGTTCGGACTGGTCAACGTGATTTTGGACATCAAAGGAGAAAAGTATATCATCTATGATATTTTTCTGCGGATGCTGAAACCGGAAGAGCTGAAACTGATGCAGGGATTTCCACGAGATTATATCATTAACCGAGACTATAATTTTAAAAGTTACCCGGTAGCGAAACAGGTGGCGCGGATTGGGAACAGCGTGGTGCCGATTATGGCGCAGAAACTGGTAGAAGCAAACTGCCCGTATCTAAAAGTAGGAGTGCGGGTGCCAAACCTTAACATCGATGACAGCCAAGAGCAGTTGAGATTTGCGTGAGGAGGTGATACCAATGGAGAAAAAGGTTCTGGAGCAGTACATAGACGCATGCGAGCTGATCAAAGAGACGGAAAAGGACATTAGACGGCTGAAAAAGAAGCGGCAGACCATCGTGCAGACGAACGTGTCCGGGAGCAATCCGGATTTTCCGTACAATCCGCAGCACTTCAAGATCGCGGGAACAGCGTTCACTTATGAGGAGGATAGTAGACTGCGACACGAGGAAAAGATCCTGGAAGAGCGCAAGGAGAACGCCCAGCGACTGAAAACGGAAGTGGAGCAGTGGATGAACCACATTCCACAGAGGATGCAGCGGATCATCAAGTACAGAGTCTTCGAGGGGCTCAGTTGGAGTCAGGTGGCGGCAAAACTCGGAAGAAAGGCAACCGCAGACAGCGTGCGGATGGAATATCTGAGGTTTATGGAGGCGGCGTAGAAAAATTTGAGAGAAAATGAAAGTTTGTTCGTTTTGTTCGCAATGTTCGTTTTCAAAATGTTATAGTGTATCATGGAGAGAACGGAAGGAAGGGTTTCATCTTTTCTTTACCTCCTTGTGAATGTATTTTGAGCGGCGGCTAGGGGTCACAGCTTAGCCGCTGACTTGGGCAGTATAAGCCCGTGGAAAATGCCCGAATGATGCACGGTGCAGATTGGTACCCTGCACCAACTGGAACGTAGCTCAGAAGGAAGAAGCAGTCGCATGCTATTCGCATGAGTCGACAAGGGCGCAGGTTCGAGTCCTGCCGTTCCAACTCTCCAGTGGATGGAGATTCTCCGATTTGTTACTCTTATACAAGGATTCCTCGCAGAGATGCGGGGAATTTTTGCGTGCAGAAATGAGGTGAGCTTGAGTGACGGAAAAACAGAAAAAGTTTTGCGATGAATATTTGAGTGATTTGAACGCCACTCGGGCATATAAAGCAGTGTATAAAGGCGTGAAAAGTGATGAAGTAGCTAAAGCGGCGGCAAGCAGATTGTTAACTAATGTTAACGTTAAAAAATATATAGCTGATCGGATGGAAGAGATCCACAACGAGAAGACGGCGGACGCCCAGGAAGTAATAGAGTATCTGACTTCCGTGCTTCGCGGAAAAAGCAGTTCCACAGAAATTGTAGTTGAAGGAACCGGCGACGGCTGCTCCGAGGCACGAACCATCGAAAAGGCACCGTCTGAGAAAGAGCGCTTAAAGGCTGCGGAGCTTCTCGGCAAGCGATACGGACTGTATACAGAGAAAGTTGATGTGGCAACCGATATGGATCTCAACATCACGATTGACTACGGGGAGGACGATTCCGGATGAATATAAACGTCCAGATGAATCCGGGCTTCAAAGAAGTTGACCGTTCCCGGAAAAGATATATCGTTATGAAAGGCTCTGCTGGATCAGGAAAGAGTGTTGATACGGCGCAGAATTATATCCTGCGGCTGATGCAGGATCCGGGAAGAAATCTTCTATGCGTTCGAAAGGCGGACGTGACCAACAGGGATAGCACTTTTGCAGAATTGCAAGGTGCTATTTTTCGCATGTTTGGGGAGCAGTACAAGAAATATTGGCATATTAACAGCTCCAACATGATTGTGGAGTGTAAAATCAACCGCAATCAGATCATTTTCCGAGGCGTCAACGATGAAAAGCAGCGTGAAAAACTGAAATCCATTACATTCAAACGTGGCAAGCTGACGGATGTCTGGATCGAAGAAGCCACGGAAATTACGCAGGCGGACTTCGAGATCATTGATGACCGTCTCCGTGGTGAACTGCCGGATGGACAGTTCTATCAGATCCGGATGACGTTCAACCCGGTATCGGCGTACCACTGGATTAAGCGTGTGTTCTTTGACCGGTCAGATCCGGATGTTCTGACACATCAGTCAACCTACGAGCAGAACCGCTTTATCGATGATGCCTACCGAAGACGTATGATGCGGCGTAAGGAAGTGGATCCAGAGGGGTATCGGGTGTATGGCCTGGGGGAATGGGGCGAGGTCGCCGGACTGATCCTCAAAAACTATGTTGTCGAAGAATTTGACTGTTCACCGGAACGATTCGATTACATGGTCAATGCACAGGATTTCGGATTCAATCACGCCAATTGCATCGGTGAGGTTGGCTTTAAGGATGGTGATCTGTATCTATGCCGGGAACTGTACGTGTATGAGATGGACACGGACGAGATCATCCGGCTGGCGGAGGGGCAGTTCAACAAGCGCCTGCGCATGTGGTGCGATTCTGCGGAGCCGGACCGTATCAAGATGTGGCAGAAGGCGGGATACCGCGCAAAAGGCGTGCAGAAGGAGCCGAACAGCGTGCATGCCCAGATAGATTACCTGAAACAGCACAGAATCCATATTTACCCGTCCTGCGTCAATACAATAAAAGAAATTCAGCAATGGAAGTGGAAGAAGGATGAGCGTACCAACACTTATATCGAAGAGCCAGTTCCATTTTTTGATGATGCCATGGCGATGCTTCGGTACTCCATTGAGGAAGAACGCAAGGCGAAACCACGGCTGAACAGAAAGGTGAAAGGAGGGATATAGAAGTGCAAACGAATTTGTATAGGCTGCCGTCGGAAGAGACGCTGACAGATGCCAAATTGAACGAATTTATCATGCGGCATTCCGGAGAGTGCGCATTTAGATACAGCAGGCTGCAGGAGGCCTACGAGACGGATTACCCGATCCTGCATGAGCCGTTAAAGCCCAAGTGGAAGCCGGACAACCGAATCATGGTCAATTTTGCAAAATATATCGTGGATACGATGAATGGTTTCTTCATCGGGCATCCAATTAAGCTACTGGTTGATGGTGGAAACGAAGCGGTTGAGAAATATGTTGAGTTCCTGGATCAGTACAACGATCAGGACGATAACAATGCTGAACTGTCCAAAATCTGCAGTATCTTTGGCAAGGGTTATGAAATGTATTATGTGGATGAGAATGGGAATATCGGTATTACATACCTGAGCCCGCTGGATGCATTCATGATCTACGATGATTCCGTGCTGGAAAGGGAACGATATTTCGTGCGGCTGTATTACGATTCGAATCAGATCCTTCATGGAAGCGTATCGGACGAGACGAAGGTCCGCTGGTTTACAATCAAAGGAAAATTGCTCTGGGATGCAGACGAGAAGATACACGGCTTCGACGGCGTTCCGGCATCGGAGTACGTAGAAAACAAGGAGCGTATGGGAATCTTCGAGCCGGTCCTTACGATGATTAATGCATACAACAAGGCGATCAGCGAGAAAGCCAATGATGTTGACTATTTCGCGGATGCCTATCTCAAGGTTCTTGGTTCCAAGCTGGAAGAAGACGATGTGGCGCATATCCGGGATGACAGAATCATTAATTTCGACGGGGACACCGAACGGTTGATTGTCGAATTTCTTCAGAAACCGGATGGTGATACCACGCAGGAGCATCTGATCGATCGTCTGGAAAAGCTCATTTTCCATATCAGCATGGTGGCCAATATCTCGGATGAGAATTTTGGCACCAGTTCCGGCATCGCCATGAAATATAAGCTGCAGGCAATGAGTAACTTGGAAAAAACGAAAGAGCGGAAATTTACCAGCGGTATGAACCGGAGGTATCGTCTGATTTTTTCAAATCCGGTCTCAGGAATGAAAAAAGATGACTGGGTGAAGATCCATCCACATTTTACACCAAATTTCCCGGCAAACCTGCAGGAAGAGGCAGAGATCGCGAAGAATCTGGAAGGTGTGGTCAGCCAGGAAACACAGCTCGGGGTGCTGTCTATTGTGGACAATGTACAGGATGAAATCAAGAAAATTGATACCGATCAGAACAAGGTGAGAGCGGATCCAGTGATGAAGCAGATGTTTGGCGGCGGTGGACAGGATGACGAGTAAGGAATACTGGCAGAAACGTGAGACGGAACATGCCAAGAAGAATAAGATGTCTGAGCAGACCTATGCAGAAGAGATCCGGAAGACCTATGCGTATATGGCAGACCAGATCCAGAAGGAGATCGATGGATTTTATACAAAGTATGCCACAAAAGAGGGAATCTCACTGGCGGAGGCAAAAAGGAGAGTTTCCAAGCTTGACATCGAAGAATACGGCAGGAAAGCGGCGAAATACGTCAAAGAAAAAGATTTTTCCGACCAGGCGAATGAAGAGATGCGGCTGTACAATGCAACCATGAAGATCAACCGTCTGGAACTGCTGAAAGCCAATATTGGGCTGGAAATGGTATCCGGATTCGATGAACTGCAGAAATATTTCGATCGGACGCTGACACAGCAGACAATAGAAGAGTTTCGCAGACAGGCGGGCATTCTCGGCAATTCCGTGCAGGAAAATGGAAAAATGGCGCGGACAATCGTGGATGCATCATTCCACAATGCCACCTATTCTGACCGGATCTGGATGTACCAGGACATGCTGAAAGCAGAGCTGGATAAGCTGTTGAAAACGGGGCTGATCCAGGGAAAGAACCCGCGGGAGCTTGCGGTGCACCTGCAGAAACGCTTCGGCGCAAGCAGGGAGGATGCAGAGCGGCTCATGGTCACGGAGCTTGCCAGAGTCCAGACAGAAGCGCAGAAACAGTCCTACCTTCGAAACGGATTCGAGGAGTATACATACGTTGCCTGCGGGAATGCAGATGTCTGCGAGCGGTGCCAGGCGTTGGATGGTAAGCATTTCAAAGTGCAGGATATGATGCCGGGAACGAACGCGCCGCCGATGCATCCACGGTGTCACTGCTCCACGGCAGCCTATGAAGACAGTGCAGAATATGAGAAATGGTTGGACTTTCTGGAGCAGGGTGGTACCACAGAAGAATGGGAAGCATCGAAAAACAGAAAGGCAAGATATAAAGACAACGAAGGAATATTCCAAACATTGGATGGCAGATCAAAGGGGCGAGACGTTATCAAACCTCGAAATATCATGAAAGAAATGAAAAAGTCCAGCATCGGAACGGAAATGTTGGAATATCTTCAGGAAAATGATATTCAAATAAAGGTATGGTACGGAGTTGATGTTGATGAAGGACTGGACGGACTTTTCGAAGATGGAGAAATCAACATTTATGCTGATAATACCAAAACGGTTCGTGAAACGGCTATTACGGTGATTCACGAGGCCACGCATGCCAAAATCAACAAGCCAAATACCAAAAGTCAAGAACTGCAATGCTATGTGAACGAGTACAGGCATCAAAACATTGAATTGACAGAGAAAGTGCTCCAGGATATAATTAATCATATAAATGATAAATATCCGAATCTGAAATGGGAGTGATTGTTTATGACGAATACTCTGAATATTCCGCCTCATGAGAGAGTAAAGCTCTTGAGGAAAGGCGAAAAAGTTTTGTGCAAAAAATGTAAAACAGGAGTTATGATTCCTGTTGGCGACCGTGAAAAAACCAATACTTTTTACTGTGATTCTTGCAAGAATCAGTTAATTATCAACTGATGATAAGGAGACAGGACAAATGGCTCAGAATGATTATTTCGTGATTGTATACCAGGTACTGAAATATCTGTATGAATGCTTGAAAAAGGGTGAAAAACCAGAAGCGTGTTACCTTACAGCATCAGCTTATAATATTCCTGAGAATTATTGGCAGTATATCATTTTAAGCCTGATTACAGAAGAATATGTAAAAGGCATTGCTGTTAATCATACGAAAGATGGCGTTCTTTTAGGCGATCTGCCGGATGCTATTATCACGCCCAAAGGTATTTCATATCTGTTTGAGAATTCATTGATCGAAAAGGCAAAAAGGACATTGAAGGACGTAAAAGAGATGGTTCCGTTCGTATAAAACTGTTTAAGGAGTAAAAAACGATAATGGCAAAGAATGACATGGAAGTAATCATGTATAAAATACTGAGATATCTGTACGAATGCATGAAACTCGGTGTAGAACCAGAACTCGAACAGTTCGCGTGGAATTCAAAATTATTTGATATTCCGCAAAGCTATTGGTGCAAGATCATTGCAACACTTGTAAGGAAGGGATATATTACAGGATTTGTGGTCGTTGACAAAACAAAAGACGCGCCAATGCTCCAAACAGACAGACCATTTGAGATTACGTTTGAGGGCGTACAGTTCCTGGAAGAAAACAGCCGCATGCAGAAAGCAAAAGAATATTGTGCTGAAACATTCAACGTGATATTGTCTGCATTACTTGGCGCGATTATTTCATAGTTACCACCAGTCGAGCGGCCGGTGGTATTTTTGTACTCATTTTTAAGAAAGAGAGGGAAAACAATATGGGAAATGAAGAATTTTTAAGTTTATGTAAAGCAAAGGTTGCCGAGTATACCAATGCACATATGGACAAAACGGATCAGAAGCAGATTAGCGTAAATGATGTATATGTTGTATGGAGTTGTAAAACTTTACAGAATAACAAAGCTTTACTCAGTACTACGGTTCCAGATGGAATGTACTATGAACTGACGTACAACGGAGATAAACATGAGTTATATCTGGATGCCTATAAAAAATTTGAAAACAAGTGTTTTGAGATGTAAGGAGAGGAAGAGCAATGAAATTTACAGAAGCATTTAAAATGATGAAACAAGGAGCAAAAGTAAAATTACCGTCATGGGGTGGCCATTGGTACTGGGATCCGGAGAAAGAAACAATTATGATTCAGTGCAGACCGCAGGACGGCGATCAGGGAGAATTGCTTGACATTCGCGAGACACAAAGAGTGGAATACACAACTATGAATCTGCTTTCTGATGAATGGATTGTAGCAGATGAGAAAAACTGTCCGGTTCTTGGCGGCGAAGCAACCTTTTCGTTCGGTGAAGCAATCAAGTATCTGAAACGTGGCATGAAAGTGAAACGCAAGGGCTGGAATGGTAAGAATCAGTACATTCAGCTGGCAACTGAAATTTCTTACAAAACAGCCGAAGGAGATGTTGTGAACTGTGAACATGATGCTATCGGAAATGCGGCTATTGCATTTTGCGGAACTTCTGGTGTGCAGATGGGATGGCTTGCGTCTCAGGCTGATATGCTGGCAGAGGACTGGGTATTTGTGGAGGAATGAAGAACATGAAAAAGAAAATGATGGCAGTGTTGCTGATGGCATTGCTTTTGTGTATGGCCTTTACCGGCTGCGCAGAAGTGAATCAGGTCAGCAACAACATTTCGCAGGAGGCTGACAACTTCAATGTAACGCGGAAACTCACAGTAGTGAATGCACGGACGGACACGATCCTGCTGGAATTGACAGGAACATTTGCCCTGAAAAATAATACGGATAACGAACTTGAGGTCATTATCGAGACAGAAGAGGGCAAATACAAGAAAGATCTGGTATATCTAAATGACTATACCATGTATGTTGTCGAAGATGTTTCCGGAGCAGATGTAGATAAATACCATTATGAAATCAATTTTCTGCCAGAGTGGGGAGCGACAGTAACACACAAAGACTGAAAGGGCAACCATGATTGAAGTAAAAATCCGTCCGGATGAGATTACATTATTCGGCCATGCAAATTATGCAGTAGCGGGGCAGGATATCGTTTGCGCCGGCGCAACGGCACTGGTGCAGACACTGATCCGGTCGATCGAGGATCTGACAGAGGATAAAATAGAATACAGCATATCACCCGGATGGGCAGATATCAAATACGGGAATTTATCAGAGAAAGCAAAAACTCTGGTGGATTCCTTTTTTGTTGGCATCTGTATGATCGCTGACGAATACCCGGACTGTGTCCGGATTGTGTAACAGGTGTGACCGGGATGTCGTTAAACTACAACACCAGGAGCAACGGCACGGGCCTGCATGGAACGGGACGGGGCAGAAAGGGAAAAGAAATGAAGTACAGAAACATGCGTTGGAGAATTCCAATGAACAACCTGCAGTTATTTGCAGAAGGTGAAGGAGACGGCAGCGGAGCCGGAAACGGAAACGAGGACGGAGCCGGAGCAGGTTCTGGAGATAGCGGCAATGAGATGTCGTTTGATGATTTTCTGGGGCAGGCAGAGAATCGCGCGGAGTTCGACCGCAGAGTGCAGAAAGCGGTAAATACAGCAGTGACCAAAGCGCAGGAAAAGTGGCAGGCACTGACTGATGATAAGCTTTCAGAGGCGGAAAAGCTGGCGAAGATGACAAAGGAAGAGAAAGCGGAGTATAAAACCCGGAAGTTGGAAAAGGAACTGGCAGATCTGAAACGGCAGAATTCGCTCTCGGAAATGTCAAAGACGGCCAGAAAGATGCTGGCAGATGAAGAAATCAACATCCCGGATGAAATTCTGGCACATCTGGTATCGGAAAGCGCTGAGGATACCAAGACGGCAGTCGAAGCTTTCACAAAGATGTACAAGGATGCAGTACAGGCTGCCGTAAAAGATGCCCTGAAAGGAAATGCCCCAAAGGGCGGATCCGGCGGAAAAGGCGCTGTGACAAAAGAACAGATTCTTGCAGTCAGCAACCCAATTGAACGGCAGCGGCTGATTGCAGAAAATATTGCATTATTTCAGTAGGAGGAAAACAGCATGCATAGAATTGGAAAATTAGGGCTGCAGGTATTTGCGGCACCGGATAACATGACAGGTAAGGCACAGATCCAGGTAAAAGCCCGCGAGATTGACTTTGTAACGAGCTTTGGAAAGAACATCCAGGCACTTCTGGACATTCTTGGTATTGCCCGGATGATCCGAAAAGAAAACAATTCGGTATTAAAAACAAAGAAAGTAACAGGAACCCTTCAGTCCGGCGATGTAGGCGAGGGTGAGGAAATCCCGTATTCCCGTTATGAGGTAGTGGAGACACCGTTTGATACCATTCGGATCGAAAAGTACAGAAAAGGTGTATCCCTGGAAGCGATCGCGGAAAAGGGCTATGATGCCGCTGTACAGTCCACAGATGAAGAATTTAAAACGGATCTACAGAACGTGGTCATGGATAAGTTCTATGTTCAGCTGAAAGCCGGATCCATGACCGGACACGAAAGCACCTGGCAGATGGCGGTTGCGATGGCAATCGGTAAAGTAAAGGACAAATTTAAAAAGATGCGGAGAAGTGCAACCGGAACAGCCCTCTGGGTGAACACACTGGATGTATACAAATATGTTGGCGCTGCGAACATCACGCTGCAGACGGCATTCGGCTTTGAATACATGAAAAATTTCCTTGGAGCGGAGGTTGTTTTTATCAGCTCTGAAATTCCGGAAAACGTAGTCATCGCCACTCCACTCAACAATATCATCGGATATTATGTTGACCCGGGTGATTCTGAATTTGCAAAATCAGGACTGGTTTATACCACAGATCCAACCACAAATTTCATCGGTTTCCACTCTCAGGGCTCTTATGAGCGTGCAATGTCGGATCTGTTTGCAATCATGGGACTGCGGATCTTCTGCGAGTACCTGGATGCGATCGCCTATATCTCTGTTGGCGGAGCTGATACCCAGACACTGGGAAAACTGACCCTGACATCCGCAGAAGGTTCTGAAACCGGAAAAACAAAACTTTCCGTGAAAGAGCAGCTGCTTTCCATGAAAGATAACTGGAAGTACAAGGACGCAGCATCTGCAACTACCGTGAAGTACGGTGATGATGTGAAGAACTGGACGAAATGGGACGGTGAGTCCGAGATCGAGACTATAACAGGACACCATATTACACTGGTTGAGTGCGATCAGAATTATAAAGCAGTTCGCTCCGGCGATGTAACAGTAGCTGTGAAGAGCTGAGAAGGAGGAACCTATGTACAGGGTGATTGAATACTTTACGGATCTTCATGACGATGACCATGAGTACCGAGAGGGTGATGTTTTCCCACGCGAGGGAATCAAGGTATCGAAAGAGCGTCTGGAAGAGCTTGCTTCGGATAAAAACCTGCGTGGAACCCCGGTGATCGAACTGGTAAAAGAACCAGAGAAGTAGGAGGCAGTCGATGCTCGAAGATCTGAAACTGCTTCTTGGACTGGAAGACACAGATAAAAAGACAGAACAGCAGCTACAGCTGATTCTGAATGCCACGAAACAGCGGTTGAAATTTCTTCTTGGCGGTCTGGAGCCGCCGGAAGAAATGGAATACATCATATTGGATGTTTCAGTCATTCGATTCAACCGAATCGGATCAGAAGGGCTCTCCTCTCACAGTGTTGAGGGCGAGAGCCTTTCCTGGTCTGAAAATGATTTTGCCGGGTACATGGATGATATTCAGTCTTATCTGGACAGCCAGCGGGAGGCAAGGAAGGGAAAGGTGAAGTTTTTGTGAGATACGATACGCCAATTTTCTTCCGGCGAGTTCTGCCGGGTGAGTATGATCCAACGACTGGAAACTATGCCGACGATCAGGTAACAGAGGTGCGGAAAATGGCATCTGTGATGGATACGCGGGCGGAAATCATGCAGATCGTATACGGTGGGATCCGTCAGGGTAGCGTGACAGTGCAGCTCCAGAACCATTATCAGAAGCCGTTTGACAGGATCCGGATTGGAAACACGACCTATAAAGTGGACTATACGCGGAAATTGCGTGTAAAACAGACATTCATACTATCGGAGGTGGTCTGATGCCGAAAATCAAGCTGGAAGGAATGGAAAAACTGCAGGTTAAACTGAAAAAAAACGTGCAGATGAGTAAAGTGAAACAGATAGTAAAGGATAATGGTGCAGCGCTGCAGGAGGCCGCACAGAGAAAAGCTCCAGTGGATACTGGTAATTTGAAACGAAACATCGGTCTTGAGATCCGAGATGGCGGCCTTACGGCGGAAGTAGAACCGACGGCAGAGTATGCGGCGTATGTGGAGTATGGAACCCGTTATATGAACGCACAGCCGTATATGCGTCCTTCCTATACGGCACAGAAAGAGAAGTTCAAATCCGATTTGAAAAAGCTTACGAGGTGACATCATGGACCCACAGCAGGAATTATTCAGTGCATTGCTCCTGGAACTGAAAAAACAGTATCCAGACAGCGTGTACGACACATTTTTACCGCCGGAAGGCACGCCATATCCGTTTGTCTATCTGGCAGACAGTGATTTGAATGACAGAGCCAATAAAACGGCTGTATTCGGCACTGCAAGCCAGACAATTCACGTCTGGCATGACAATCCGCGGCAGCGCGGCACAGTATCACAGATGCTTCTGCAGATTAAGCAGATTTGCAGGCACTTAGAACATACCGGAAATTTCTCCTGGTCGGTGCAGGATTTGAACCAGAGAATATTGCCGGACACAACTACCAACCAGCCACTTCTTCACGGAATCGTAGAAGTGACTTTTTTATTCAGTTAGGAGGAGAACAGCATGAGAAATACAATGAATTTGCAGTTATTTGCAGATGCGGTACGTGGTAAAAAGATCGTTTATCTGTACCGCCTTAAAAAAGATGCGGCTAAAAATGCAGCTACAGCATTAGCGTTTACGACAGAGAACGGCAGAACGACAAGCAAAGATGCCGATACCACAGAGACAAAGGATGGCACGATCCGTACCCCGGGAGCAGCCGAGGTTGAGATTACGGCAACCAGTATTCTTGCCAAGGGCGACACACTGATCGACTCTCTTGAAGATGCCATGATCAATGATGAACTGGTCGAGATCTGGGAAGCAAATCTGGATGAACCAGCATCCAGCGGCAGCAATAAATTCAAGGGAAAATATTTCCAGGGTTACGTAACGGAGCTGGAAAAGACTTCGAATGCCGAGGATATGGTAGAAGTATCCCTTACCTTTGGCGTAAACGGAACCGGCGAGAAAGGCGATGTGACAGTGACAGCCGCACAGCAGGAAGTAGCGGCATACGTATTTACAGATACAACTAAAACAGGAGCGTAAAAATGCAGAGGGCGAGCAATCGTCCTCTTTTTTGAACAGTAAAGGAGAAAAATGATATGGAACTTACAATCAATGGACAGGTGTATCAGTTTAATTTTGGCATGGGATTCATGAGAGAAATGAATAAAAAAGTAACTATGCCGGTAGACGGAGTAAAAGATGCTAAGAAGAATATTGGCCTGAGATACGCTGTGGCAGGGATCATGGACGGAGATGTAGAGTCTCTTGAGGATCTGTTACTCGTAGCGAATAAAGGGCAGAATCCGAGAGCAACTACAGAAATTCTGGATGAATATATTGATGATCCGGATACCGATATCAATCAGCTCTTCGAAGATACGATGGGTTTCTTAAAGAGTGCAAATGCTACGAAGAAATGCGTCCAGAATCTCGAGAAGACGATCGAGGAAGAAAAAGCGAAGAAGTAGGCGATATAACCCATGAAGAGGCGAGCTTCGAAGAACAATACCGGGAAGCTGCAATCAGCTGCTTCCGGTATTTGGGATTCACATCGTTTGAGCAGGTTGATCGTCTGACGATAGCACAGTACGAAATTATGATGGAAGCGCTGAGATATCGGATAGTAGACGACGAATACAGGGCACATCGGCAAGCCTTTCTGAATTTTGCTGCCCAGGCGCAGAAAAAATCTGGGAAGAAAACAGTGCCAGTATACAAAAGATTCCGAAATTTCTTCGACTATGAAAAAGAATTAAAAAATGTGAAGGAAAAGAAACATAAGAAGAGCGATCCGCGTTTTGTTGGAATATCCAAGTTGTTAAAGAAAGGAGGGCGAACAGATGGCAGAATCTTATAGCGTAAAAGCGGTTTTGTGCGCGGAAGATAAAAACTTCTCGTCAATGATGAAATCATGTAGCAGTTATGCTGATAATCTGAAAAATACGCTTACAAGTGGAATTGGATTTGGTGCTATGGCGGCGATTGGATCCAAGGCAGTCTCGGCAATCGGAAGCGGACTGAAAAGCTTGACTGCTGGTGCAATAAGCGCTGGCGCGAATTTTGAGAATGCTATGTCGTCTGTAGCAGCTATTTCCGGAGCTACAGGATCCGACTTTGATAGACTGTCTGAAAAGGCAAAACAGCTTGGAAAATCCACGCAGTACACCGCAAGCGAGACAGCTTCTGCGATGGAGTATATGGCAATGGCCGGCTGGAAAACTGAGGATATGTTAAATGGAATCGAAGGTGTAATGGATCTAGCCGCAGCGTCGGGAGAAGATTTGGCAGGCGTTTCTGACATTGTAACAGATGCGATGACAGCGTTCGGCTTATCAGCAGATGGCACAACCAAAATTATTAAAGATGGTTTTACGAAAGAAGTTTCTAACGCTTCACATTTTGCTGACGTTCTTGCAGCGGCTTCGGCCAATTCCAATACAAATGTTGCCATGTTGGGTGAATCATTTAAATATGCGGCTCCGGTAGCTGGATCGTTAGGCTATAGTGTAGAAGATACAGCCATCGCTCTCGGTCTCATGGCTTCATCAGGATTGAAAAGCAGCATGGCCGGAAGTAGCCTTCGAACTATTCTGACGAATCTTGCAAAGCCAACAGATGATATCAGTGATGCAATGGATTATTTGGGCATATCGTTGCAGAATGGTGATGGCTCGATGAAGTCTCTGATGGACATTGTAACCGATCTGCGCGGTGCATTTGGACAATGCAAAATGCCAATGGATCAGTTCCAAGAGAACCTTGCAAAACTTGACGAAAAGTATGCCAATGGAGAGCTGACAGAAAAGAAGTATAATGAAGCATTAGCAGATTTAACGGAAAAGGCTTATGGAGCAGAGGGAGCGTTAAAGGCCAAATACGCTGCTACGTTAGCTGGAAAAGAGGGTATGTCAGGTCTGCTTTCAATCGTGAGTGCGGCACCAGAGGATTTTGACAAGTTAACCAATGCCATTTATAACAGTGACGGTGCAGCCAAAGAAATGGCAGAGATCAAAATGGATAATCTTCAGCACGATGTCGTGAAACTGCAGTCTGCTATGGAAGGACTTGGAATTACTGCATTCAACCAGGTTGGCGGAAAAATGAGAGGTTTGGTTGGCATTGCAACTGAGACGGTTGGAAAAATTGATGAAAAGCTTGCCAGCGGAAAAGGGATCGAAAAGGCTGTCGATAAAATAGAATCAATGGTTGAGAAAGCAAAACCATATTGGGATATTTTCAAAACGGACGCATTGGAAGCGGGAACGGCACTGGGCGATGCGGCTGGGGCGATCATAGGAGATATCAAGAAGCTTTCAGGTTCTTTTGGTAGCACAGAAAGTATTGAAAATTTCTCTACCACTTTGGGAGAGGTCAAAGATGGAATTGTAGCAGTTTCGGGATTTTTGGAAAAACATTCGGACGCGATTGCAAAAGTAGCGGTGGCACTTCCGAAACTCTTGATTGCATATAAAGGCTTTAAAATCGTTAAGGCTGTAGCACCGTTTGTTGGCGCATTTACAGGAGCTGTTGGAGGGCTGGCAAAGGCTGGACTCGGGAAAATCGCACCTGGGCTATTTGGTGTTTCAAAAGGCCAGGAGGCGGTTGGAAAATCCAGCGGCGGTAGTGCGAAGAAAATGGTAGCGTCTGCCAAGGCTTTTATGATGATGGGCGTTGGAGTGCTGGCAATCAGCGCAGGATTCTACTTGCTTGCACAGTCGGCAATTGCAGTAGCCAATGCTGGTCCGGGGGCAATAGCTGTTTTTGCCGGTTTGATTGGCGTGGTAGTAGGGCTCTCAGTTGGTATGACGAAAATGTTTTCATCTATGTCCGGCGGTTCAAAGAAATTAACAGCGATGGCACCGGCGCTTCTGGCGTTGGGAGCGGCTGTGCTAATGATTAGCGCAGGTTTGGCACTTTTGGCATATTCTTCGATTCAGTTGGCGAGTGCCGGTCCGCTGGCTATCGGCGTAATGGTAGGAATGGTGGTTGCACTTGGCGGCTTGATGCTGGTGGCCAAGAGTGTAGCGCCAACGCTTTCGGCCGGAGCGGTTGGATTTGTTGCGTTTGGCGCTGCGGTATTAATTGCAGCAGCCGGAATCAGTTTGTTATCCTTGGCGGCTATTAATCTTGCAAATGCCGGTCCGCTGGCTATTGGATGTATGGTTGGCATGGTTGCGGCAATCGCTTTGTTGGCAGTTGGAGCGGCTGCTCTTGGACCAGCACTAACAGCGGGAGCAGTTGGCTTTATTGCATTTGGAGCCGCTATTGTTTTGGTAGCAACAGGTGCGTTGATTGCCAGCGCGGCATTGGCGGTTGTGTCCGCTGTTCTTCCTTCAATTGTACAATATGGAAGCCAGGGAGCGGTAGCTATTGCTCAGCTTGGCACAAGCATGATTGTTTTTGGCACCGGAGCTGCTGTTGGAGGAGTTGGCGCAACCGTGCTCGGAGTTGGTCTTGCGTTGGTCGGCGTAACTGCACTGGCTGCAGCCGCAGGAGTAATTGCATTGGCTGCCGGAGCAGCGGTGCTTGGAGCTTCGCTTGTGATGGCAGGTGCAGGTTTGACGATTATGGGAGCAGCATTTCCACTTGTAGCGGCTGGCGCAAAGGCCAGCGCGGACGGATTGGCGGCGTTACTTGGATCTGGTACTGCGGCCAGTGCAGTTTTTGTGATTTTGGCAGGATCTTCTGGCGCGGCAGCTGTAACAGTTGGCGTATTTGCAGCGGCAATGGTGGCCGGAGCCGCAGGAACCGGTCTTATGGTAGTTGCTCTGAAATCAGTAAATTCCAGTATGAAGTCAATCGCCGGAAATGCGAAAAGCGCTGAAAAATCGCTTACAGGTATGCGCTCCAGCGTGAATGTTGTGAATTCTGGGCTGGATGCATTGGGAAACAAGGCGAAATCTGCGATCAGTGCATTGATTAAGCAGTTTTCCCAAGGTGAAAGTAAAGCGAAGACTTCTGGAAATGCGGTTGGAAATAATTTTAATAATGGCGTTTCAGCTGGAATGTCAAGGGCGGTTTCTACAGCAGAAACAATGTCAAATTCAATCGTAATTACCATGCGATCATCGGCAGGTGGGGCCTATAACAGCGGTGCTTACATCGGCATGGGTCTCGCTAACGGTATGGCAAGTCAGGTTGGCTATGTAAGAGCAGTGGCGGCACAGCTTGCGGCTGCTGCAGAGGCGGCAATCCGCGCGAAAGCACAGATTCACAGTCCGTCACGGGTTGCGGATAAGCTTGGTAGTTATTTTGGAATCGGCTGGATCAACGGGCTTATGGATCATGTCCAGGAAGCAAAACAGGCAACTATGGAACTGATACAAATTCCAGAGCTTGCACCTGTGCCGGAAATCGGGATGAGCCTTAGAACAGGCTATGAAGATCTGAACGACAGTTACCAGTACAGCAGCAGCGGAAAGTATACCATCTACGTACCGGTTAATCTGGACGGAAGAGAGATTGGAAAAGCGACTGCAACGTATACACGAGAAGAAATTGAGAAACAGGAGACAAGGGAGAACAGAAAGAAAGGCAGGAGAACTAATGTATAACTTTGTAGATACCACAGAGCGGTACCCAGGGCAGAACCTGCCTTCGGAGGCTCTCATGTTTAATGGAAACTATTTGGAAAATGTGATTCCCGGATACCGGACACTGTATGTGTCCGGCCGGGAAATTATCAATACAGAACTTACGGAGCTGGAAGTCGGTGCATTGGACGGTGCGAGGTACAGAAGGAAACGGTACCCGTCAAGGACGATCGTGGTAGGATATCAGCTGATTGCGGAAGATAATGGGGCTTTCCGGAATGCGTACAACAAACTGAATGCATTGCTGGATGAGGAGCAGGCAACGCTGATTTTTGCCGATGAACCGGATAAGTTTTTCATTGGAACAAAGCAGGGGTCTTCTGAGGTTCCGACCGGTAAGAACGCCATCGCATCAGAACTCGAATTTTACTGCGCAGATCCATTTAAATATTCCGTTGAGGAATTTACAGCCAAACCAACTGCGGATGGCGGAAAAACGTTCGTCGTGTCCTACAATGGCACGTACAAAGCATTTCCGTCCTTCCAGGCGAAAATGAAAAGCGACAATGGAATGATTGGATTCGTGAATGAATCAAAGAAAATCCTTCAGTTTGGCGACCCGGATGAAACGGACGGCGAAACGTACAAAAAAAGTGAAATGGTAACAAACTATAAGGACAGAAGAATATGGGCAAAAGATACGAAATGGACAGACGACACAGGAAATAATTTTCTTCACGACACGAGTAAAACAGCCGGAAAATTGAGTGTTATGGATGTTTATGACGGGACGCAGGGGCTGTATTTGGCCAGCAGTGGATATGCTACAACGGCAAATAAAAATGGATGGAACGGGGCAATGAAAACAATTCCGATTGTGGATTCAAACGGAACGAAGGGATCTGCTAATCTATATTGTTACGTGAACAGCTGGTTTGAGACGGGTTTGATGGGGCAGACAGGATGCCAGGCGGTTGCTTTTTGCGATACAAATGGAAAAATGATTTGTTGCCAGGAAATCTATAAGAATGACATGAGCGGAAACACAGCAGCTATGTGCATGTGGGTAGGTGGAAATAAACCGCGAGTTGTAAAGAAATATACATTTGAACCATGCTACAGAGACGATTCCAATCCATATAATCGTTTGCGTGGTGATAGCGATATTTTAAAGAGTGGCGAAAAAATACGTTTCTACTGGTTTGGCGGATACAAAGAATTCACAGTTCCGGAGTTAAAAGATACAAAAGTATGCAGCGTAAAGCTTTACATTGGACAGTGGGGAGCGCGAGATACAGGGAATCAATTCGTCACGAGAAATTATTTCCGTGGGATTTCCATCCGCATCGACAATGTAGAGAAATGGCGAGATATCCCGAACAAATTTGCGGCAAACCAGATCTTAACGGCAGACTGCAGCAATGGAGATGTTACATTGCAGGGGCTTCCACGGCAGGATCTTGGAGCACTTGGAAATGATTGGGAAGGGTTCTACTTGAAACCTGGGACGAATCAGATCGAATGTATCGCTTCGAACTGGGCAACACAACCAGAGTTTACGATGAAATACAGGGAGGTGTTTCTGTGATTTTGTATTTTACGGACAGACATATGAATGTTCTGGGGCAGGCGAGTACACATCTTCCGGAAGGGCTGAGAGTTTCAGATGACCTGAAAACGGAAGAAGTAGAAGCTGGTGTTGCAACACTTGAATTTACACTGAATTATACAGAAAAAACGAGAAAAGAAGCTTCTCGGTATGGGGCAGTCGGAAATTACATTCTCCGAAAGAATGGAGAGGAAGAGGAATTCTATACCATCATTACCAGTGAGGAGAATGTTTTTAAACAGGAAGTCGAAATTTATGCAGAAGACGCAGGAATGGATCTACTGAATGAAACGGTTGGAGCCTATGCGGCCGACAAAGCATACCCGGCGAGCTATTACGTTGAGAAATTCAGCTACGATTCCGGTTTTGAAGTAGGACTGAACGAGGTCAGCAATCTGAACAGAAAACTGTCCTGGGAGGGGGAAACAACAGCTTCGGAGAGAATTCTGAGTGTTGCCACACAGTTTGACGCGGAGGTATCGTACAGTTTTGAGATCGATCGGCTGCGGATCCGGCACAAGTATATCAATCTACATAAAAAACGGGGAACAGACAGCGGCAGGGAGCTGCGGATCAATCGGGAGATCAACAATATCATTGTAAAGAGTTCTGTGGAAGATCTGGCGACTGCACTGTCCGTTACAGGAGGTTATCCGGAGGAAAGCGAGACGCCAATCACTTTAAAGGGATACAAATACGATGATGGCGACATCTATTTATCCGGCAGCACGCTGTATTCCAGGAGCGCTGTGGCAAAATGGAGCAGGTATCTGTCTGAAAAGGGAAATGGAACAGGGCATATTGTCCAGTCATATTCCTACGATACCACCAGTCAGTCAGAACTCTGCAACCGGGCAGTTTCAAAGCTGAAAAAGATCTATGATGCAGCGGTATCCTATGAGGTTGAACTTGCGTATCTGCCGGATGGAATCCGGATTGGTGATACAGTGAACGTCGTGGACGATGCAGGAGAACTATATTTGTCGGCACGTATCATGAAGCTGGAGTCTTCAGCTGCGAACGATGAATATACCGCTACGCTTGGAGATTACAAGGCAAAATCAAGCGGTATATCAGATAAAATGGTGGAACTGGCTGCTCAGTTCGAAAAACTGGCACAGAACCGGACGTTTTATACCTGGGTTGTTTTTGGCGATTCAGAAACAGGCAGCGGAATTTCACTTAACTCAAGTGGGAAAAAATATATGGGCATTGCCTATAACCAGACGACAAAACAGCCTGCGTTGACAGACCCAGGCATTTACAGTTGGGTAAAGGTTGCTGGCGATCAGGGAATCGCAGGAGCACCGGGAAAAGACGGCCTGACAAGCTTTTTCCACGTAAGATACGCGGACGTCTTAAACCCTGCAGCAAGCCAGCTGAGGAAGGACACTGGAAAATATATTGGAACGTATACGGATTTTACATTTGAAGACAGTACGGATCCAACGAAGTATACTTGGAGACAGTTCCAGGGAGATGACGGAGAAGATGGAGCGGACGGAATTCCGGGTGTAAATGGAACCAATGGTGAGACCAGCTACCTGCATATAGCCTATGCAATCAGCGCGGACGGAAAGTCCGGATTTTCTACAACGAACAGCGTAGATAAGACTTATATCGGACAATACGTGGATTTCGCAAAAGAAGACAGCACGAATCCGGCAAAATACCGGTGGACGAAGTTCCAGGGACCAAAAGGCGACAAAGGAGATCCGGGAACGCAGGGATTGCAGGGAATCCAGGGAGAAAAGGGAGACCAGGGCATTCAGGGTGAAAAGGGCGCGGACGGAAAAACACAGTACACGCATATTGCTTATGCGAACAGTTCCGATGGAAAAGTTGGATTTTCCGTATCTGATGCGGCTCGTGATTACGTCGGAATGTATGTGGATTTTACAGCAGCAGACAGCACGGATCCGGCAAAATACAGCTGGTCGAAAATCAAAGGCGCAGATGGTACACAGGGAATCCAGGGCAAGCCGGGAACAGACGGAAAAACGCCGTATCTGCATGTCGCATACGCCAATAGCGCAGACGGGAAGACAGGATTTTCTGTTTCGAATTCGGCAGGAAAAACGTACATTGGCGTGTACACAGATTATACCAAGGCTGATTCCACGGAACCAACGAAGTACAAATGGACGAAGATTCAGGGGCCGCAGGGAACGCAGGGTTTGCAGGGAATACAGGGAGAAAAAGGAGAGCAGGGCATTCCCGGGAAAGACGGAAAGAACGGTTCAACAACGTACTTCCACATCAAATACGCTGCAGTATCTAACCCGACAGCAAGCCAGATGACAGAAGTACCCAATACGTATATTGGAACGTATGTGGATTTTACGGCAGCAGATTCAGCAGATCCTGCAAAATATACGTGGTCAAGGTTCCAAGGCATCCAAGGTGAAAAGGGAACGCAGGGTATTCCGGGAACAAATGGAGTAAACGGAAGAACGTCGTATCTGCACATTAAGTATTCGAATGACGGTGGAAAGACATTTACCGGAAACAGCGGCGAAGATAGTGGAACTTACATTGGAACATGTGTAGATTACACACAGAACGATCCGACCAATGTTAGCGCCTATAGCTGGGCGAAAATCAAGGGCGAGACGGGAGCAAAAGGTGATAAGGGTGATACGGGTGCAAGTGGAAAAGGCGTTAAATCTACTGCAGTAACATATCAGGCAAGTTCGTCTGGAACTACGATCCCTACTGGAGTATGGTCAGCAACTCCTCCGGCGACAAGTGCGGACAAACCATATTTCTGGACTCGTACGATCATCACCTATACGGATAATACAACTTCAACTGCTTACAACGTTGGTAGTACACCGGAAGGAATTGTCGTCGGTGGGCGAAATTTGGCGACCAATACCAATAAAGGAACAACCGGGTGGGGTTGGAATATGCACACGGGTGGCTGTACGAAAACACTTGTGTCTGAAAATGGGGTTGATACATGTAAACTTACCAGAGATTCAGTGGCTCAAACTGGATGGTCTGTAATAGAGTTTTCTTATATTGGACGCAGTAAATGGGAAGCTAATACTGACTATACGGTATCTATCGATGTCAGGGCAAGTGTTGTCACGTCGATGAATCCACGTTTTATGAACACGATCGGCACGAATACCTTGATACAGTCTCGAAAAGTGATAAATAACACGACTGTAGCCAACGTATGGACTAAATTGGTATGGATTGTCAAATCAGTAGCTACGCTGCCGACAGATACTGGACAAAATACGTATTTTGTCGGAATGAATAGCGGAACAGGGGTTTCTTATCAGTTTAAAAATCTGAAGATCGAAAAAGGTAACATTGCAACTGACTGGACTCCAGCGCCGGAGGACTATGTGTCTTTCGTAGACGTTGAATACTATTTGTCAACCTCGGCAACTTCATTATCCGGCGGCTCATGGTCAACGACAGCCCCAACATGGGTTAACGGAAAGTATATGTGGAGCCGTACGGTAACAACGGACGGGGCTGGTTACAGAACATATTCGCCAAATCAAAATGGAGTCTGCATTGCAGGAGCGCAGGGAGCAACCGGTGCCAAAGGTGATAAAGGAGATACTGGAGGGACTGGTGCAACCGGAAAAGGCGTTAAATCTATTGTAGAACAGTATTACAAATCAACGTCAGCAACAGCCATGTCCGGCGGATCGTGGAGCACGACTTATCCTGGATGGGAGAACAGTAAATATATTTGGACGAGATCGGTGATTACCTATACTGACAACACGACTTCAACGACAACAGCTGTATGTGTAACTGGTCCTCAGGGACCACAAGGTCCTCAAGGTGTAAAAGGCGATAAAGGTCCTCAGGGAGATAAAGGTGCAACCGGCGCAACAGGTCCTCAAGGTCCACAGGGCGCTGCAGGTAAGGACGCAAATCAGGTAGTGCATACGGTAAATGGAAACGGTGAGTCAAATCTTTATGTCGAATTTGCTACAATAAAGATCACAGGTTCGTATGCAAATCAGCCAACAACATTTAAACTTGGTGGCAGAGGTTTTGAGACAACAGATGTCCAGTTTAGTTTTATCTCTGCAAATAACTCAGATCCTGGATTGGATTTCCTAAGATCTTCAGGCGGATGGTCGTTATGGATTTATAAAAAGACTACTTCAACGTGGGGCCTTATAACAAGATTAAGTGAACCGTATGGACAGCTGAGAGTATTTAACTATACTCAAGGTTCTGGTCCATATACAGTGACGTGGACATCAACCAAATTAGCTTCTTTACCATCTGGTTCAATTAATGCGAATCCTTTACAAGCAGCAAAAACAGCCACCAACTTTATGCAGTTTACTGATGGGACCGGATTGGAAGTTGGAAATAAAACCAGCGGATCTTGGTCTGGCTATCGGACTAAGATTTCAGCATCAGCATTTGAGATTCTTAACCGGGCAGGAACGACACTCGCATATTATGGTGATAAGTTGATCCAGCTTGGAAAGAACGCAAAAGATGCGGTTATTGAGTTATGTGGTGGTGTCGGTAAGATTTTGGTTGAAACAAAATCCGGCAATGCGGCTCTGTCAATCCAGAGCGAATATATAGATATTAAAGGTGTCCACGAATCTGTATTGGAGACATCAAGTTCTTCTGGAAGCTGTATAGCCGGAGCTGTTGACGATTCTTTTGTTGTAAATACTTACTCGGATGCCAACAACAAAGCAAACTTCGATATTGGTAACGGTAGCATTATTCTTGAATCAAAGAAGAAAGGTTATCAGGCAGAGGTCGAATTTTATGGCTGTGGCTGGTCTGGAGGAGTGTATACTGGAGCGTTCGCACCGACCAAGGCGTACTCCGAAAAGATTATGTTAGGAGATAGTGGAAGAGTATGGGAGCGTTTGATTGTTAAAAACTCCCCACAGGTCACATCCGATCGCCGCGCCAAAACAAACATATTTCCACTCGGTGAGAGCAAGATCAATAAGACGGATATTCATTCAGAGCTGTTCGATCGCTTAAAACCAGTTCAGTATCGGATGATTGACGGTGATGGGCGCATTTGTTATGGGTTCGTCGCACAGGATGTCGTAGAAGCCATGCGAGAACTCGGAATCCGAGAAGACGAGCTGGATCTGGTACACCACGACAGGAAGAACACTGAGGATAGCTATATTGATACTTATAGTATGGTATATACCAATTTGATTGCGATAATAACGCATGAGCTTCAACTCGAAAAGCAAAGAAGATCGAACCTTGAAATAGAGGTTGCGGATCTAAGAAGTGAACTTGAATCCATGAGAGATAATATCTCTGGAGATACAAATTAATTTTTAGGAGGACAAAAATATGGCAGTATCAGCAACTTACACAAAGGACATTCATTATTCTGGAATCATCACAGTTGACGGCGAGACCGTTGTGTCTATGGACGCTAATATGGATGCAAAACATCCGGATGTTCCAATTGTCAATCGCTACATCAACAACGGTAGAAAGTATCGTGCCAATAAAAAGGATATCGATGATGTTGTTGATAAATTTGAGAATGACATCTGGGACGAGTATGATAAGTACACTGCAGAGCTGGAAGAAAAGGAAAAAACTGAGTAGGGCCGGAAACGGTCCTTCTTCTGCGTTCAATAGTGGGAAAGAGAGACAGAGCAGTGAATGAAATATTAATGCAGACATATACGATAGCACTTCCAGTGCTGCTGGGCTACATCGTCTGGCTCTTAAAAAATCAGAAAAGGGATCGAGACGCGAACAGTAAGGGAACTATGTTACTACTCAGAGTCCAGCTGATTGAGTACCACAGCAAGTACACACAGCTTGGAGACATCCCATCCTATGCATACCAGAACTTCTGCGAGATGTACGAAGCCTATCATGTGCTTGGTGGAAACGGTATGATCACAAAGATGAAGCAGGAAATTGATGAATTACACTTAAAAAAGAAAGGCGATTGACATGGAACAGATTATGAATTATGTAAAACCAGAACTGATCATTGTAGCTATTGTCCTGTACTTCCTGGGCATGGGCCTGAAACAGGCACAGGCTGTAAAGGACAAGTATATTCCACTGATTCTGGGTGGTGTGAGCATTGTACTTTGCGCGATTTGGGTGCTGGCCACCAGTGAGGTGTGCACCGGGCAGCAGGCGGCGATGGCAGTCTTTACAGCGGTCACGCAGGGCATCCTTGTGGCGGGGCTGAGCAATTATGTGAATCAGATTATCAAGCAGACACAGAAATCAGAGTGAGGGCGGCCAACAACCGTCTTTTTTTGCGCCGGCGCAAATCTGCCGGAGAAAGGGAAGTATCATGAGAATTGACAGATCTTTTATCAGCAACCAGAACACCTACGAAGAGAACGATCCGCGGTGTATTGTAGTCCACAACACAGATAATTTCAGAGCGGGTGCCGATGCCCGCACACACGCAGAAGCACAGCATAATGGTGAGCTGTCCAATATGTCTGCCCACTATTACGTTGATGATGGAGAAACGGCGTACCAGGCAGCACCACACAGCCGCGGATGCTGGCATGTAGGCGTTAATTACGGAGGAACGAATCTGTTTGGAAAATATGGAAACCGGAGCAGCATCGGCGTAGAAATGTGTGTGCAGCAGGGGTACGATTACGAGAAAGCATTCCAAAACACGGTGGCCGTGGTCAAGGAGATCATGCATGAGACCGGCATCCCGGCGAGCCGCGTATACCGTCATTATGATATCTGCAGCAAGCACTGCCCTAGCCAGATTATGGAAAGGGATGACTGGGGTCGCTTCAAGAAGTTGATCAGCGATGCAGCCAACACGCCGAAGCAGCCGGAAAATACGAAATACGAGCCTGGAATCTATAAAGTCAACGATGCAGCGCTCAACATCCGTAAGAGGCCGAACGTTGACAGCGAAATTGTCGGAGTGATCCGGGATAAGGGCAGCTACACCGTCACTGAAATCCAGAATACAAGCTGGGGACGGCTGTTATCCGGCGCTGGCTGGATTAACTGCCATACTAAGTATTGCACTTATGGCGGTGCAGCTCCGAAAGAGGAGCAGAAACCGACCGCAAAAGCGATCTCAATTGATGGCGTATGGGGTCCGGAGCTTACCCGCCGCCTGCAGGAGATCTTCGGGACCGGCGTGGACGGGAAAATCAGTAACCAGCCCACGACAAACAAGAAATACTGCGTCGGTATCACAGCGGCCGAGTGGAGCAATCATCTGTCCGGCGGATCAGCTCTGATCAAGGCCATCCAGAAATGGTCGGGGGTAACTGCTGACGGATACATCGGACCACAGACCATCCGCGCGATGCAGCGCAAGCTCGGCACACAGGTTGATGGTGTGATCAGCAATCCATCCGCGATGGTACGCGCCCTGCAGGAATGGTGCAATCGCCAGTAATCGGCCAACAAAAAAGCCCCGGGGATCTCCGGGGCAAAAAGAATTGTTCTTTTTTCTGACCATTTTGTGTGTTCTGGTCACGTGTTATGATAACATATATATAGAAGAAATGCAATAAAAAATCCCGGGCAAATTACCCGGGAAACATATTGTATCATCGAAATATTTACAGTTACAATATATCATCTGTTATTGCATTCCGGTGGACCGGATGGAGAG